CATGGCCGTACCTACACTAAGCCCTGCTTCTACTTCTAACACCAATGTGCTTCCCGCAACCGGTAGCACCCAAAACGTAGCTGCTACGCTACCGTTTGGTATTTATTCTTCGCGCCCCTTTCTGTCCGGCGCCGCAGACCAAGTGGCCTATACCTACAAGAAGCTTGGGGGGGATGTGCTCGATATTGAGTTGACTGAGGGCAATGTGTACTCGGCGTATGAGGAAGCCGTTCTGGAGTATTCTTATATTGTTAATCTCCATCAGACGAAAAACAGCTTATCTGACTTCCTGGGCGCGCCGACAGCCTCCTTTGATCAAGACGGCCAAATCACCGCTGGCCACGCTCTCTCGGGCTCAGATATTGAGTTAAGATATCCCCGCTTTGATTATGGCTATGTTCGTCGCGTTTCAGAAGGAATGGCTACCGAGACTAATTTGGGAGGAACGTTGCCGATTTACTCCGGCAGTATTACTACTCAGGCTGGCACTCAAGATTATGACCTGCAGACATTGCTTTCCGCGTCTTCTTTGACGGAAACGGGAGCCTCTTTCTTCGGTCGCGTACAAGATAAAAGAATTATTGTACGTAAAGTCTTTTTTAAAACCCCTCGCGCCATGTGGCGGTTTTACGGTTACTATGGAGGATTCTCGGTGGTCGGGAACCTCCGCACCTATGGTCAGTATGCGGACGATTCTACATTTGAAATTGTTCCCACATGGCAGAACAAACTTCAGGCTATGGCGTATGAAGATGCCCTATGGACCCGTATCTCCCATTATTCCTATGATTTAAAAGACAACCAGTTGCGTCTCTTCCCACGCCCCGACAGTACAAGCCCCAACAAATTCTGGGTTCAGTTTAGTATCGAAAATGACTACGAGCCATGGCAAGAAAGCCCCCGCGGCAAGACGGGAGTAGCCGGGGTTAATAATATGAACACTGTCCCCTTCCAGAACATTCCCTACAAAAACATCAATGCCATCGGCAAACAGTGGATTCGGCGCTTTGCGTTGGCTCTGACTAAAGAGGTGCTGGGGCAAGTCCGGGGCAAGTTCGCGGTCGTCCCGATCCCCGGCGAGTCGGTAACCCTTAATCATGCCGAGTTGCTCAGTCAAGCCAAGGCCGAACAGGATGCTTTGCGTGACGAACTTAAGACTATTTTGGATGAACTCACCTATGCTAATCTGGCCACTGTGGACTCTACTTTGCAAGATTCTACGAAAAAGGTGCTTGAAAATGTTCCCGCGGGTATTTACGTGGGATAAACGATGCCAAAATTCAAGAGAACCCAGGAAGAAATACAAGACCGCCGCAAGCGTCGCTACGACTATATCGATAATAAGAAGGTTGAAGAAAACCTTCAAGAGATTGAATTTATGGCCTCCACGTTGGAGACGATTGATGGGGCAATGCTACGCTTTATCGATGAAGATCTCAACCTGTCCGTGACGACCAATGAGGGATTTAAAAAGGTGCCTGTTTTATGGGTAACCGCAGAACGCGCCTATCAGCTAAAACACAACAAAGATTTAAGAGACTCCGAAGAAACCCTTATTCTTCCCCTCATCACGGTGAATCGAGCCAATGTTACTAAAGAACCAGATTTTCGGGGGAGCGTTTATGCCAACATCTATCCCGAACCTGACGCTCGCGGGGGCACTATTACGGTGGCCCGCAATATTAATCCCAAGAAAACAGCTGAGTTCCAGAATGCCTTCTCTAAGCGGGGATATGGAATCAACCAAAAAGTCGGCGGGAAGATGAAAAATACGAATAAGCGCAACATGTCGGTCCAACGTACCGTCTATGAAACGGTGACGATTCCTCTTCCGACCTGGGTTAAAGTCAGTTATCAGATTACGGCGCGTACGGAGTATCAACAGCAGCTCAACCAGTTGATCAGTCCCTTTCTCACCATTCCGGGCAATTCGCGCATGCCGAAGCGCATTCATAACGAGGGGCATTACTATGAAGTTTTCATTCAGGGGGGTTTCGCTGATAATTCCAACAAGGCTAACTTAGGCATGGAGCAGCGCAATTACGAAACTACCATTGATATTGAGGTGCTCGGATACTTGATTGGAGAAGGGGATAATCAAGAAAAGCCTAGGATCGTACGCCGCGAAAACGCAGTGGAATTTAAGTTTGCAAGAGAAAGGACAATCGTGGGCGATATCCCGGTTAACATTAAAGACGGATTTTATAGAGAATAATACCATTGCAACTATTTAGCACTATTTACTTTTGAACATTTTGTGTGCATAGGAGAACTTAACGAATGTCAATTAAAAACTATAGATTTGTATCCCCTGGCGTATTTGTTAATGAAATTGACAACTCCCAGCTCCCTGCCTCTCCGGCAGGACAAGGCCCTGTCATCATGGGCCGCGCTTCTTCCGGTCCGGCCCTTCGCCCGGTAACCGTTGACTCCTTTGAAGAGTTTGTAAATGTTTTCGGCGCCCCCGCCCCGGGCAATCCCGGTGGTGACGTCTGGCGCGAAGGTAACGACACCTCAGCGCCCACGTATGGTGCTTACGCCGCTCAAGCGTATTTACGTAATAGTTCTCCCCTTACTTATGTTAGAATGTTGGGCAACGAGGCTCCGAGCCGGACGGCAGCCGGCCGCGCCGGGTGGGAGACCACTAACGCGTGGGGACTTATTGTGTTTGAACCCTCGGGATCCATCGACGCCGCCCCCCGCGGTAAAGGCGATAACTTTGAGGGCGTCCTGGGTGCCATCTTCTATGCCCCTCCCAAGGTCTCCTTCCAGATGACCGGGGCCGTTGCTCTTTCCCGCTCCGCAGCCAACACTCTCCCAGGCAAGTCCGCCCTCAGCAAGCAGGGCGAAAACTGGATTATCTGCGACACCGGTACTCGTAAGCAGTTTAATATGGTGGTGACCGGGTCTGATACTGCAGGCTCCGGAACGCGCACTATCACTTTTAACTTTAATCGTACGAGTCCAAACTATATTCGCAAGGTATTTAACACCAACCCACAGCTTACCAACACAGATATTACTGACTCCAGTATTCGTAAGACCTATTGGCTCGGTGAAAGCTTTGATCGACACGTCGATGCAAATATCACTAATAAAGATCAGACGTATGCGGCCATTGTGCAGCTCAAAAATGGTACATATAATGGTGGCTCTAAGCGTGCTCCTCTCCACGCCGCGCAGACTCCCAAGATCATTGCGTGCAGGACGAGCAATAATGCTACTAATGTTCCCTTATTTCATTTCGTGGCTCTGGGGCAGCCCGGCGACTGGACCAACCGTAACATCAAGATTTCTATTCAGGATATCAAGCGCTCCACCAATCAAGACGATGATTATGGAACCTTTAGTGTTTTGGTGCGCCACTTAAGCGATTCAGATAATGTGGTTCGTGTTATTGAACAATTTGATAACTGCAATCTTAATCCTAATTCTCTTAATTATGTGGCTCGTAAAATTGGTAATCAGTCCACGGCCTGGGATACACTGGAGCGACGTTACGTCCAATCGGGCGAGTGGCCTAATAATTCCAAGTACATTCGTATTGTGATGAATTCCAATGTTGATGCGGGACTAACGTCTCCGGACCTCCTCCCCTTCGGCTTCCAGGGTATTAGCCACTATTTGGACCAGAAGACATTACGAGTAACCCCGGCCTCGGAAGGTGGGCGAATCAGCCAGGCCACCACGGCCGGCGCGTGGTTAACCGGCTCGGCCCTTAACTTTGCGACTGGTGGAGTCGGCTGGCGCGGCAACCTTTTCCGCATCCGGGGTGAGACCCTGACTGCCTCGGTGCTGATGCCCGTCCCGGAGTTGCGGGTGAACGCCTCTGCTGGCAACTTGCCCCAGAGTTCGAGCGCCTATTTCGGCTACCAGACAACACAGACGGCCGGAGGCACTGTGTTCGACCGTTCGAATATTGATCTTCTCCGCCCCCGCGGCGGCCTGGTTGGTAGCGATATGTTCACTACGATTACTAACTTTAGTGAGCGTTCGATTACTTTTACGCTGGACGACATTTCGGGCTCCGCCGGAACATGGGTGAGCGGGTCCTTCATCGCCGCGGTCGGGGATCGCTCTCTCACGCGCACCAACGGACTTGTGGTGGGCGTCCTCGACGCAGGATATGATCGGTTTACCGTCCCGATGTATGGTGGTTTCGACGGAACTGACATTACTCAGATGGATCCTTTTGCGAATACCAATATGGACAGTTCGCCTACGGATCTGAACAACTATGTGTTCAATTCGGTGAAGCAGGCGATCGACTCGGTGTCCGATCCCGAGGTGGTGCAAATGAACATGGCCTCTTTCCCGGGCCTCACTCAAGAAGGGCTGACCACCAACTTGGTGCGAGTCTGCGAGGACCGAGGAGATTCGCTGGCGGTTATCGACCTGCCGGACGCCTTCACACCGCGCTCAGAGGGTACGACTATCAATCGCAAGAATAAGTCGAACACCATTACGACCTTGGTTAATGGCCTCCGAAGCCGGAATCTCAACTCCTCCTATGGTTGCACTTACTATCCTTGGGTGCGAGCCCGAGACACCATCAACGGCGCGTTTGTGTGGCTTCCGCCCTCTATTCCCGCCATCGGTACTTTCTCCAGCTCGCAGCGCAAGACGCAGGTGTGGTTTGCCCCCGCCGGTTTCAACCGGGGCGGCTTAACCGAAGGTTCCGCCGGTATCCCGGTAGTAGACGTGGCTCACCAGCTGCGTCGGCAGGATCGTGATGATCTCTACACTGCCAACATTAACCCGATTGCGAAGTTCCCGAACGAGGGCATCGTGATCTTCGGTCAGAAGACCCTGCAGGTGACGCCTTCCGCTCTGGATCGCATCAATGTTCGTCGCCTGATGATCTTCGTGAAGAAGCGTATCTCTCAGATGGCCTCCACACTCCTGTTCGATCCGAACGTGGAGCAGACATGGTTACGCTTTAAGGCCCAGGTGGACCCCTTCCTGGCCAAC